ATGATGATATCTATCTAAAAAGATATACAACAGCACTAATTAAAAGACAATGGGGACAAAACCTGTCTAAATTTAATGGTACAGCAATGTTAGGTGGAGTGACACTTAACGGACCTGAACTATTTTCTACGGCAATCGCAGAGCAACAAAAGCTTGAGGAAGAGATTAGATCAAATTATGAAGAGCCTGCACATATGCAACAAGGATAAAAACTAAATGCCAACTAATACTTATTTCAGCACTGGCACTACATCTGAGCAAAGATTATACGAAGATTTAATTATAGAACAGCTTAAGATATATGGTCAAGATGTTTTGTACCTACCGAGAAAGATAGCAAACAAAGATACTATCTTTGGTGAGGACCCTGCTTCATCTTTTGATGACTCGTACATTATAGAAATGTATGTTGACAATACTGATGGATATATGGGTGAACAAGAGATAATCAAAAAGTTTGGTTTAGAATTAAGAGATGATATTAAGTTTACTGTATCTAAATTGAGATGGGAAACTTTAGTATCTAACAATGGCGATCTAGTTGCTGAGAGACCACAAGAAGGTGATATAGTTTATTTCCCTACAACAAAAGCATTCTTTCAGATACAATTTGTTGAACACGAACAACCTTTTTATCAACAAAGTGCTTTGCCTGTTTACAAGTTATCTTGTACTAAATGGGAATACAGCTCTGAAAGAGTTGACACAGGTATTGCAGCTATCGATGCTGTTGAAGACGCATTATCAACAGACACAATGAACTTTCAGTTTAGTTTAGAAACTGGTACATCAGCCTCTGGTGCAATTACACTAGAGAGTGATACAGGCGAGATTAATTATCTTGTTAATGAAAGCTTTACAATGGCAACACAACAACCAGTAGATCAAGGTAAGGCATTTGAAACAGCTGCTGGTACTGATACATCATCTACGGCAGATGATATATTAGATTTTAGCGAAAGAAATCCTTTCGGGGAAGTGGATGATTATTAATGGAAAGAGATAGACATAGACAACTTACAGACTTTCAAAAAAAAAGTTTGAAAGAACAAAAAGAAATGAACATGATTAGAAATCTTAAAAAAGAAGTGACTACTGGTGCAAACGGCACACAAGATTATATAATTAAAAAAGGCATAAATTCTGGCAAGATAGCAGACAAAGGACAATAATGTTTGGACAACATTTCTATCATAAAACAATTAGAAATACTGTAATTGCATTTGGTACGATATTTAATAATATCAATATCAAACGATTGGATTCTAGCGGGAATCCTTTACAGACTATTAGAGTGCCATTATCATATGCACCTAAAGAAAAGTTTATTGCAAGATTAGATCAAAACTCAAATTTAACTGGAGACGATTCAAGTGTGGCGATTACTCTACCTCGTATGTCCTTTGATGTCGTTGGTTATGCTTACGATGGCTCTCGTAAGTTAAATAAAAATCAAAAGTATAGTGTTGCTAAAAATGCTAGTGGCGATGAGAAGAAAGTATTTACACAATACTCTCCTGTGCCTTATGATGTAAGTTTTGAATTAAATATTTTTACTGCAACTTCAGATGATGGTTTACAAATTGTAGAACAGATACTACCATACTTTCAACCAGACTATACAGTCACAATGATTATTGACAAGACTTATATGGACACAAAAAGAGATATACCTTTTATATTAGAGAGTGTTGATTATGAAGATAGTTATACAGGTGCATTGACAGATAGAAGAAGAATTATATACACACTTAAATTTACTGCAAAAGTATATCTATATGGACCAATTGGTTCAAGTGCAATCATAAGAAAATCATCAGCAGATTTATATGCCGATACGGCAGATCAAAATCCATCTCGTAGTGAAAGAGTGACAGTACAACCTAATCCTACAAGTGCTGATAAAGACGATACATACACATATACTGAAACAATAGATTTTTTTGATGATGGTAAAAACTATGACGAAGAAACTGGTAACGATACATAATAACAAAAGGCTTTAAAATGAGTAATATTGATGACAAGTTAAATGAAGTACTAAACATAGCAGAAGAAGTGCTAGATAAAAAGGAAGAAAAGAATCCTTTAGAAATTGCAAAAGAATCACCTAAACCTGTTGCACCACAAAATGATGATGTTGATACAGACTTTGATACTGGTAGAGGAGAACTTTACAAGTTATTAGAAAAAGGTAATGAAGCAATAGACGGAATACTTGCATTGGCAAAAGAAGGTGAACACCCTAGAGCATATGAAGTGGCAGGTCAGTTAATTAAAAGTCAAAGTGAGATTGCACAAAATCTATTAGACTTACAAGATAAACTTAAAAAAATTAAAGATATAAAAGGTGACACACCAAAAAATGTCACTAATGCTTTATTTGTAGGATCGACAACCGAACTACAAAAGATGATAAAGAAAAACAAAGATAAAAAATAATGGCAACTTTAGACCAATACTTAGGTAATCCTAATTTAAAAAAGGCACACACAAAATCACGATTTACAAAGAAACAAGTAGATGAAGTGATGAAGTGTCTTGAAGAGCCAAAATATTTTATAGAAAATTATTTAAAAATTGTCACAATTGATAAAGGTCTTGTACCTTTTGAGATGTATGACTTTCAGCGGAAGATGGTAGATACTTTTCACGACAATAGGTTTACAATATGTAAATTACCTAGACAAAGTGGAAAGTCAACTATCATTGTCTCCTACCTCTTACATTATGTTTTATTTAATGATAATGTTAATGTTGCAATACTCGCCAACAAATCTTCTACGGCAAGAGATTTATTAGGGCGATTGCAACTTGCTTACGAGTACTTGCCGAAATGGATGCAACAAGGCGTTCTTAACTGGAACAAAGGTTCCCTAGAATTAGAAAACGGAAGTAGAATCGTAGCGGCGAGTACATCTTCTAGTGCTGTTCGGGGAAGTACCTTTAACATTATATTCCTAGATGAGTTTGCCTATGTACCCAATAACATTGCCGAAGAATTTTTTAGTTCAGTATATCCTACAATCTCATCTGGTAAGTCTTCTAAAGTGATGATCGTATCTACACCTCATGGTATGAATATGTTTTATAAAATGTGGACAGACGCAGTAAATAAAAAGAATACTTTTAAACCGATCGAAGTACACTGGTCAGAAGTACCTGGTCGTGATGACGAATGGAAGAAACAAACAATTAAGAACACAAGTGAGGCACAGTTTCAAACCGAGTTTGAGTGTGAGTTTCTAGGTAGTGTTGATACACTTATCAATGCACAAAAATTAAAGACAATGGCCATTGTTGATCCAAAAAGAAGTCCTGATGGATTAGATGTTTATGAAATGCCAGTGAAAGGTCATACTTACATTATGACTGTTGATGTTGCAAGAGGTATTGCAAATGATTATTCTGCTTTTATAGTAATTGACGCAACAAAAGCACCATATAAAATCGTTGCAAAGTATCGAAACAATGATATCAAACCAATTGTCTTTCCTAACATATTAAAAAAAGTGGGCGACTATTATAACAAAGCATATTGTCTAATAGAGATAAATGATCTAGGTCAACAAGTGGCAGACGCAATGCAATTTGAACTAGAATATGACAATATGATGATGGTCACGCAGCGTGGTAGAGCAGGTCAAGTATTAGGTGGAGGCTTTAGTGGACGGGGCAATCAATTAGGTTTAAGAATGACGAAAGGTACTAAAAAAATCGGAACTTCAAATCTGAAAAGTCTGATAGAAGGTGATAAGTTAATTGTTCAAGACTTTGATATTGTATCTGAATTATCAACTTTTATTTCTAGGGGAAAATCTTTTGAAGCTGAGAGTGGTGCTCATGATGATTTAGTAATGTGTCTAGTTATCTTTTCTTGGGTTGCCAATCAAAGATATTTTAAAGAGTTGACAAATGTAGATGTACGAGGTCAAATGTTTACAGATCAAAAGAACGCAATAGAAGCTGATATGGCACCTTTTGGGTTTATAGATGACGGAATAAATGACCCTGACGGACATAATAACTCGTTTTTTGATGACGCAGGTGTCTTATGGCAACCAGTGACATATCGTAAGGGCGAATAGTATAGATGTGGATATATATAAATATCTACATAAAAGGGTTATAACTAATAAAGATTAATATTAATATTAAGGAGAACTAAACATGGCTTTTCAAGTATCACCAGGTGTTAATGTGACTGAAAAGGATCTAACGAATATCGTACCAGCAGTATCTAC